ATAAATTATGCCCCTACTGTCCGAAAGACACTTCGTATTCAACCGAAGGTATCAAGGACATGTATAAACATCATTTTACTCAGGCTGGTTTTTTGAACCGTTTTCTTTATTATTCTGTTCGTAGGTTAATTTTTAATGCTGAATTGGAGACTGTCAAGACATTCGACAAGTATCGTAATATCATTGATGGAAAGTTGGGTGAAGGAGCCTTTCATGCTATGTTGCATGGAGGACTTGATAATCACCCATTTTTCCAAGCATCCACCTTCACTTCTGATGAGTGCAAACTCTATCAACAGAGGTTGGATGCAGAATCTTTCACAAACAAGGATGCCAAAGCCAAGGCTTTAAACATCGAAAGTTTCACAACTAAAGATGCGAAAGCCAAGGCTGTCACAATTGAAAGCGTCACAACCCGTGATGCTAAGCAGAAGCAAGTTGCCATTGAATCTCTCACTCCTGAAGGAAACCCGCTGGCGAGTAATTATTTCGAAGCAATGAAACAAATTTACTCGGATGCCACCGTAGTGCCTGAAGGATTGTTGGATAACAATGCGTGGGAAATTATTTCCAAGCGTGTATACCGGAACCAGTTTCTCTTAACTACAGCTGATGGCGCTGAAATCGCCAAAGGTTTGTTTTTGAGAGGAACTTGTGCTCTTGTGTACAAGCACTGGAAATCTGCCTGCAAAATTGACAATGTGCAATGTAGATTCTTATCGAGCAAGCCGTATTTCAACTTTAGGCTTAGTGACTGCAAATTCCTTGACTTCCCCACAACCCGTGGAGAAGTAGAAGATTTGATGATTATGGTTCTACCTATGTCATGTCCACAATATCCGGACTTGATCTCACATTTTGTTACTCAACAAGATTTGACCCGTATTGACGGCAGAAATGCCCAGCTCTGCGGACTCACTGACGCCTTTTCAGGTGATCTTGTTAGTTACAACCTACAGAATCTCGTAGTGCAACCCGAAGATGCCAGCTATGCTGACAACCAAGGTCAAATCTACCATTGTAGGAAGGGTTATCGTTACTCTGCTGAGACCAAGTCTGGAGATTGCGGAAGCATTCTCGTTTTGAAG